GATGTATCCCAGGCCAGCAATCATCAATCCGATTGAGCCTAAGACCGAGGCAATGAAGCCAGCGACAGATGCCGCTTCCATTATTTGATTTTGCCGTAGCGCTCGTAGTTAGGGTTTAGCCAGTTAATAATGCTAGGCAAGACTGATGCTAGTCCGGCATTGACAAGAGCATTGGCATCCCACCCGACTGCTAGATAGGTTGCTAGTGCTGCTGCTAGGAAGGCTTTTGCCCAACTCTCTGCTGCTAATTTTAGATCGCTTATCATTTTTAGTTCCTTCCAGGTCAAAGGGTTTTCCGTTGTCATCTCCCAATGTTGTGAAACTGCAATGAAAATGTGAAATGTGCGGATTAGGTCCGCGATATTTACGCCACTTCCAATTTAGTGTTGGACTGCAAATCCGGTTGTTGTGAATGATGTATGCAATGCGCTTATCTCCCCGTTTAGCACATTTGCGAATTTTCTCAACTAGATCAAAAACTTCTTCTTTGTGTGCCGCTAAATCTGTATCAATATCAATTGCGCGCACAATGCCCGATTTAGGGTCGGGGTTGTGATCTGATTTCCTAGTTGAGTGTCTAGTGTCTGCAATCCATCCATCAGACTTCCTATCTCTTTCCGGGTAATCATCATCAATTTGTTCGCGTAGTTGAATTCCGGCTTTGCATAATTTGGCCATTATCTTTATAAAGATTGTGCTAAAGGCCTAAGGCGGTTTTCAAATCGTTTAGATTTAACCCAACGCTTGCCAATTTTTGCTCAATAGTTGGCTGAGGATTAGGCTTTGCAATATGTGCATCTATTGCCGATTGCAATTCCTCTTCGGTAGCAGAATTATTTTCCGCTAATCCGATTTCACTAATTTCATTGTTTTCATTGTAAGAACAAATTAAACCTAAACCATTTAATTCATTATCTAATTGCACTAAATTTATTTTCTTATTTACTTTTATCATTATGACCCCAAATCTACTACGCTAATTGTGCGTTGAGAAAAATTGACTGTTCCTGATCCATCTGGTCTTTTAAACTTCATTGTAAAAGTATTTGACCCAGCAGTTAAACCAGTAACTACAAAACTGCTACCTGACTGGATTTGCATATTTAGACTTGAGTCAAAAAATACCATACCTACGCCATATTTATCATCTGCTGCCAATGTAGTTGCACCACTAACTGCAAAACTTGCGATAATGCCAGAAACGGCAGAGTTGTTCGCGGTTCTGCAAACAATGCTTACCAAAGCCTTAGTCCCTGTCGTTACTGTTGTGCTAGTTACTGTTGTTAAATCTGTATAACTTGTTGAAGTAGTGCCTTGGCTTGTGGCTGTGTATCCAACGCCAGTATTAAAAGAAGCACCACCAGGCGCAGCCCATTTAATTTTGCCATCAACTGTTGTATCTACTGTGAGAACATTTCCATTGCTACCAATGGCGAGGCGTTGCACCGCATCGGCGGCATCCCCAACAATTAAATCACCTTCGGCATCAATTAACGATTTTTGAATTGCATCAACATCATCTGCGGCAACCCAACTAAAATCCAAATCTGTGTTAGAAGCCTTGCTTAAAACTTGTCCAGTAGTTCCACCTTTAAGATCAAGAAATGAAGTATCAATTCCATTGCCCAAAGTGCGAATAGCGGCTGCTCCGTCTTTGACTAAATCTGTGTCGGCTGGTGTTGTCCAGCCAAAATTGCTTGTTGTTGGCATTAGTTCTCCTTAGGCCACAATTGTAGCGTTTAGCCAGTCCAAAGTTGGACTGATGGAATTCCAAGTTTCGCCAACGGGCACTGAGTTCCATCTAAATGCTTGAAGGCTAAATGCAATTGGCGAAAGCGTTAATTCAAGGCTAAGACCTTTAACCCCAGCCCTCCAGGTCCAACCTTCAACAAAACCTTGATATTCGCCCAATGTCATATTTGATGGCAAATTTTGTATGTTTAAAGGTTGGCCCATAAATACTTGCAAAAGAGCATCTCGGTCCGCATTATCAATTTCTGGATTACCTAAAGGAAAAGTAATGCTTGGCATCTCATATTGTGGAAAGGCTCTAATCTCTAAATAAAAGGTTGCTTGATCTTCGGCATCCGTTTGATTTTGCAAATGAGTATTAACGATCCAAGCCAATTCTCCATAAAGGGCAATTGAGGCCAAATCTTCATCTTCAACTGATTGATTGCCGCTTGCACCATAAATTATTGAAAGACTGTTGCGAACATCTCCAGCGCGTTTCAAAATAGTCATTCCCGAGCCAAAAGCCTGCCTAGCATCCAAATCAACATAACCATTGGCGGCTAAATACTGTGCGCGATGTGTTGAATCAGCATAACCAATACGACCTTGCGAATCTTCATAAAAATAACCTAAACCTGAATTGGCAATTTGGGTAGCCAATGAATAAACCGATTGATCTAAATTTGACAAGGCTGCAAGACTGTAATCGCCTGGAGTGTCTATTTCTCCTAATCCGGTATTTTCTGCATCTTCCCATTGAGTAGTTGGATCATAATTATTCCAAGTTAGCGAGCCAGGCACTTCATTCCAAGAAGCAAAAAGCACCCCTTCCAGCACTTTCAACATTTGGTCGCCATCATTGTTTGCGCTTAAATTGCCGATGAAATTTGACCTGACCAGTCTGGCAATTGCGCCTAATGCCACAATGCGAACTTCTTGCCTAACTTGAATTGAGCCGGCATTTGTCACAGTCACAGAAATATCAGAAACAAAACCGCCAAATAAATTAATATAACTGCCATTAGATTTTTTTACTTCGATTGTTATTGAATCATTAATATCATAATTCACAGATTGAGAAGGATCAGTAATTAGCGTTAAATTGCAATAAGAAGCCGAAGGTTGTTCGTAAATTGTCTGCCGGCCTGATGTGATAGTTAAATTAACAAGAGTTATTGAAGTGACTGTTGTTCCAGCAATTTTAACGCGCCATTCAGGTGTAAAGACTGTCATTGAATTAGATTAAATCCATCGCCGCCACCGCCGCGTTGCTGGGTGTTTTGAATGGCAAGTTGAACTGCTCTAGTGAAACCAGTTTCATCAATTACCGATGGTGCATTTACATTAATAACAATTGGCCGATCTTGTTCTTCGCCGGCTCTTGCTGCTGCGACATCAAAGGTGCTTGGAATTGCATTGCCGCTAGGTTTTAGAATTGTGGGAGCGGAGGCAACGGAAGGTGCGTTAGTTGTTCGAGTTGTTCCGCTCGCGCTTGCGCTTTCTGTAATCTGAGGCGCAGGCGCAGGTTTTGGAATGGATGTGCCGGAAGTAAAACCGCTAGGCAAACTTGAACTTGGAACTGTGTTGCTGCCTGTTCCAGCAACACTTGCTGAAACTGCATTTGTATCATTTCTCCTAGCGATTGCATTTGCCGCCGCCAATACCGCAGCAGCACCCGCAGTTGCACCAACGCCAAGCAACGGATTAATTGCATACGCACTTGCAATACCAGCAACAATTGCTGATGCTTTTAATGCGTTGTAAGCCTTGATCAATGTATTAATCAACGCAACAGTTGCAACAACTGCTGCTTGAATCTTGCTGACCACAAAAATTGTTCCCAATACTGCGGCGGTTGCAATAGCAACTTCTTTTAAATCAACTAAAATATCAAAGACTTTGCGCGCTCTTATACCCCATTGCTCTGCGCTTTTTTGTGTTTCTGTCAATCCTTCTTTTAGGCCAGCCTTACCTGTCAATCCGGCAATGAATGATGAAAGGGCAGGAACTAAGACATCTTTTGTAAAATTGGCTAGTTCCTGGATCACTGGCAATAAAGCCTCACCAAGTTGCGCTTTAGCATCTTCAACAGATGCAGCAATTTGCCTTTGTGAGTTTGCCAAGCCATCAGATGTTCTAGCAAAATCGCCTTGAGCAAGATTGGTCTGTTCTAAAATAACCTTTTGTGCCGCTAAAACTTTTTGTTGTGCGGTAAGTGCGCCAGTGCCAGAATAAATCCCCAACTCAAGAGCAGCCGCTTTTAAAGTTGCATCATTGAGCAAAACACCATAACGCCTAAGAGGTTCGGCTTCTCCGCGTAGAGCAGCGCCAATAGCGTTAATTGCATCTTCCGGCGTTGTGTTATTAAAAGAAGCAAGATCAGATGCAAGGGCGACAAAATCAACAGAAAAATCAACTAAAGCCTCACCTGAGAGCCCGGCTGCTTTTCCAAAAATAGCAAAGTTTGCAGCAGCATCTAAAGCCTGTTGTTTTGATTGACCTAAATTAGTTGCAGCAGTTGCAGCAAATTTATCAATTTCTTTTGCGCTATCACCAAAAATAACACCTATTTTTGCAACTGTTTCTTCCATATCGGAAGCAGCGCCAATTGCATCTTTTGTAAATTTAACCGCCATTGCAGTAGCAGCCGCGCCCATCGCAGCAAAAGCCAAACCAACCTTGCGATTGATGTTGTCAATTTTGTCGCCAAATGTCTGGCTTTCTTTTTGGCCTTTATTTAAGCCATCAATCAGATTTTTTGTGTCGGCTAAAAGACTGAGTTTAAGGGTTCTATCTCCAGCCATTACTTACCCCAAATCTTTAAAATGTCGGCAAACTTGTCTTCCCATTTTCTCACTAATTCAGGCTGAAGTCTGCGAAGGGTCGGGAATATGAACCAGCCGCGCCCACCTCTACCAAATCTACCTGAATAAGTAGGAAATTGTTTAAACCTTTTTGAACCAAATTCAAACCCAGGCCAAAGTTGCCTTGTTGTGCCACCACCTGAGAAACGCTGGCGCGCAAATCCGTATGACACTTGACCAACCTTTGAGGTCTTCGATACTGAAACGCCATCAACGATTCTGCGGACTGCGGTTGGGTTGATGTAGCGCGAATAGCCTGCGCTTTTGACTTCGCCAGAAACAAATTTAGACAACTCAAAACCAGTTTCAGCAGCAACCTTTGTCGCCTCGGCATCCATTGCTTTGAACGCTTTGATGAGTTGGGCAAGTTCCCGGCGATCATAGGCTAACCCCTGTTCGTAAGTCACTGATCCTCCAAAATCTCCGCAGCAGTTGCAATGTCATCCGCATCATCCCAATATTGCATTGGGATGCCAGTCCGGATTGCCAACTCAACTAGAGTTCTGCGGATGCTTCCGGGCTTATGGCTTTTGGGTCAGATAGCCCCGTTGAAACATCTGCAACTGTTTCCATCCAAATATCAAAAGGCTTAACTGGCTTTCCGGCTGCCTCGCGTTTGTGCGCGTTGTAGGCTAAAAACATTAAATCCCAAATGCCTATAACCTCTTGGGCTTTTGACAAAGTGTGACCAGTTTGTTTTTCCCACTTGGCCCACTCGGGCGGTTGCGCAATATAAGTTGCACTCTCGCCCGAGTTATATTCAATTGTTATTGGTAATTTCATCTCCCGATGCTCCGATCTTAACTAAAGGTTTCCGTTGGCTTTCCAACGACTGTGAAAGTCCAAGTGTCGGTTTGCGCTCCAGGTGCAGCGCCTCCGGCAGATGGATAAATTGGCAAAACATTAAATGCAAAAACTGCTCCGGATGCAGCAGTTAAAGAAACTGAAACAGTGCTATTTGGGTAATTTTCTGCCTCGCCCCACATTGCTTCAAATAAAGAGTTTTGCACTCCCCAATCGGCAAGAAGTTCGATTGTAAAGGTCCATTGATCATCAATTGCTTTATAGGCGCGACCATCTAGGGTTTGATAAGTTTCAATGGTGTGTTCATTTGAAAGCACTGCGGATGTTGCTTGGGCATCGTATGAGGAGCCATTTAAGGTTAAACTCACATCGCGCCCGGTGATTATTGTTGTTGGCATTTCATCTCCTATGCGGTTTGCTCGTAGCGGA